GAAATATTTATTCAAGAAAATGAAAAGGGTGTTGTTGATACTGTTATTCGTAAATTTAAAATGTCTGCAAGAGCTGCATTCAATATGTTTGGAGCTGCTACCCAGGAGATTGAAAAATTAAATAGAGATGCACCGTATGATGAATTAGAATTTTTACATTGTGTAATGCCAAGGGATGAAAGAGATCCACGAAAGATTGATGATGTTAATAAACCTTTTTCTTCTATCTATGTAACAATAGATGGAAAGATGTTAGGGGAAGGCGGATTTAATGAATTTCCGTATGTCGTTCCAAGATTTACTAAATCATCTGTAGAGATGTATGGAAGATCTCCAAGCATGACTTGTTTACCAGATATTAAAATGTTGAACAAGATGTCGGAAACAATGATCCGTGCTGCACAAAAAACAATTGATCCTCCTCTCCTGGTTCCTGATGATGGTTTTATTATGCCAATTAAAACTATTCCTGGAGGTTTAAATTTTTATCGTAGTGGTTCAAGAGATAGAATAGAACCATTACAAATTGGAGCTAATATTCCTTTTGGTTTAGAATATGAAAACCAAAGACGAGAAGCAATCCGCCAGGCATATTTTGTCGATCAATTATTAATGGCACAAAATGTAACAATGACAGCCACCGAAGTTTTACAACGAAACGAAGAGAAGATGAGATTGTTAGCTCCAGTTCTTGGAAGATTACAATCAGAAATGTTACGACCATTAATTGATAGAACATTTAGTATCTTATTACGAGATGAAAGATTACCGGCTCCACCGCCTATGTTACAAGGTATGGAGATTGACATTGAGTATGTATCACCACTTGCAAGAGCACAAAGACAAGGTGATGTTAATGCAATGATGAGAGCATTAGAAATTATTATGCCAATGTCGCAAATGGCACCAATGATGGATTATGTTGATACTGATAAGTTAGTAAAACATCTTGCAGAAATTTTAGGTGTTCCAAGTAAAGTTATCCGTTCAGATGGAGAAGTTGAAGAACTGCGAAACCAACGAGCTCAACAAGCACAACAAGCAGCAGAAGCCGAAGCCGCTAGAGCTGATGCACAAGCTGCTGGACAAGCTGCACCGATGGTTAAAGCAGTAGGAGGTTTATAATGACCGATTTAAGTGTTCCAAAAGAACTATTAGAAGTAATAGATGTTTATAAGCAAACATTTAATACAGATAGTGGAAAGAAGGTTTTAGAAGATCTTAAATTAAGATGTTTTTCTAAAAAAACAACATTTGATAAAGATACAAATGTTTCAGCTTTCAATGAAGGTCAAAGACAAGTTGTCTTGCACATTGAAAGTTTTATTAACTTTAAAAACAAAAAGGATTAAAAATGGCTGACACGCAGGTAGCGGAAGAGCAAGTATCTCAACCGTCTGTAAGCGAAGCTCCAGTTGAAACAAATTGGAAAGATAGTTTACCAGATGATATTAGAGGAGATGCTTCTTTAGAAAGTGTTAATGATATAAATTCATTAGCAAAAGGTTATATACATGCTCAACGAATGGTAGGAGCAGATAAGATTGCAATACCAGGTAAGTATGGAACTGATGAAGATTGGCAACAAGTCTATACAAAATTAGGCAGACCGGAAGCTCCGGATAAGTATGAATTAAATTATACTTTACCAGAAGGAGATGATGGAGCTAATCTAAATCAGTTTAAAGAAGTATCACATAAATTAGGATTACTTCCACAACAAGCACAAGGGATATTAGAATTTTACGATCAATTAAATCAAGCAGCTACAAAGCAAGGTGAAATTGAATTAAATGATAATAGACAAAATGTTGTTCAAGGTTTACAAAAAGAGTTTGGCAAAGCTACAGATAGTAAAATACAATTAGCGGAAAGAGTTGCTAAACAATTTGGAACACCAGAAATTTTTGAAACAAAATTAGCGGATGGTACTCCCCTGGGGAATCATCCAGATATGATTCGTGCTTTTATTAAAATTGGTGAAGCTATTAGTGAAGATAAACTTAATGGTGCTCCACAAGAAAATGTGATGACACCAAATGAAGCACAAAAAGAAATTGATGTATTGATGGGTAAAGGACAACCTTATTGGGATAAAGGTCATCCTAACCACCAACGAGCAGTTGAAGAAGTTGCTCGTTTAATGCAATATGTTGTAAACGAATAATCAATAGCAATATTGATTTGATGGAGTAGCCGATAGGTTCCATTGACATGATGAAAGAATCACGATGAGCAATCGTTAAATGTAGATTATGTCCAAAGGTTTGGGAAACTTAATCAATTAAACTTTCTATATTGATGGAGGACTAAATGTCTAATCAAGTAACTACAGCTTTTGTACAGCAGTATTCAAACAATGTACAAATGCTTTCACAACAAATGGGTAGCCGTTTGCGTGAAGCTGTAGATGTGGAAACTATCACTGGGAAAAATGGATACTTTGACCAAGTTGGTGCAACAAGTGCTCAACTTCGAACTTCCAGACATGCTGATACACCACAAATTGATACTCCTCATTCAAGAAGAAGAGTTTCATTAGCTGACTACGAGTGGGCTGATCTAATTGATGATCCAGACAAAGTAAGAATGCTAATTGATCCAACTTCAAGCTACGCAAAAGCAGCAGCAGCTGCGATGGGTAGATCTATGGATGATGTTATCATTACAGCTTTAGGTGGAACTGCCTATACTGGTGAAACTGGCTCTACGAGCACAGCTTTACCAAGCACTCAAAAGTTCGCAACTTCAAACCAATCTGATGGTTTGACTATTGCAAAACTTCTTGATGCTAAAAAGAAAATGGATCTAGCAGATGTAGATCCATCATTAAAAAGATATGTCGTGTGTGGAGCAACTCAAATAAGTGATTTGTTAAACACAACGGAAGTTAAGAACTCAGACTACAATACAGTTAAAGCTCTTGCGATGGGTCAAGTTGATTCATTCTTAGGTTTTAAATTTATTATGTCTAACAGACTTAACTTTGATGCAAGCAATACGGATGACAGACTAGTTTTTGCTTTCACCGAAGATGCAATCAAACTTGCTATTGGCAAGGATATTTCTGCAAGAATAGATGAGAGAGCTGATAAATCTTACAGCACTCAAGTTTACTACTGCATGAGCATTGGTGCAACAAGAATGGAAGAAGAAAAAGTAGTTCAAATTCCGTGTAACGAATAGGAGGGTTAAGATATGGCTAGTGTAAAAAGTGTTGCAATAACAAATCTTGATGCCGTTCCTAGTGTGTTAAGTGATGGTGGCAATCAATCTTCAATGAAGGTTTGGCACGATACTTATGAAGCATCTTCTCTCGGTAGTGGTTCTGACATCACAATCGCAAGAATACCAGCTGGTTCAACTATACATGATGTAGTTATTAAAGCTGATGCTCTTGGTGGTTCTTCGACTTTAAAAGTTGGAGATTCTGGTGATGACGATAGATACCTTGCTGCTGTGGGAACTTGGAATGCTGCTGGACAATGCCAATCAATGTTGGCTGGATCAACTGCTGCTAATACAGCTGTTGCTGGTCTAGGGTACAAGGTTACAGAATCCACAGATCTAATAATTACTACTGGTGGTGCAAGCATTACTGGTACTATTTATTTCTGGGTTTACTATACTCAATAACTAAAGAAGGGGGATTTATTCCCCCTTTTATTTTAATTTTAATAAGGATTTTTTTTATATGGCATCAGTTGTAGAAATTTGTAATTCATCATTAAATATTTTAGGTGCTAATCGTATTGTAAGTTTGACCGAAGATTCAAAGAATGCAAGGTTATTAAACCAACGATACGAACCAGTAAGAGATGCGGTCTTTAGATCTCATCCTTGGAATTGTTTATTGAAAAGAGTGGAGCTGGCAAAAGATAGTGATACACCAGCTTTTGAATATTCTTATCAATATACTTTACCATCTGATTGTTTACGAGTGATACGATCACAATATTCGGAAGATTCAACCGGAGAAGAATATCGTATTGAAGGTAGAAAATTATTAAGTGATGAAAGTACAATAAAAATTTTATATGTAGCAAAAATTACAGATCCCAATGAGTATGATACATTACTCCAGGAAACAATAGCTGCAAGATTAGCACATGAATTATGTTTTGCTATTACACAAAACAATGCTCTTGTTCGTAACTTATATGATTTATATTTAGAAAAGTTACGAGAAGCTAGACATGCTGATGCAGCAGAAAATTCTGTAAACGAATCTAATCGCATACAAGCAAATGAATTTATAGCTTCGAGGTTATAATGGCAAAATTATCAGCTGCCTTAACTAACTTCACAGCTGGGGAACTATCTCCAAGATTACAAGGAAGAACAGATTTAGAAAAATATTTTAATGGATGTAAGACCATGGAAAACATGACGATACATCCGCATGGTGGAGCTGCTAGACGACCTGGCACTAAATTTATACATGAAGTAAAAACAAGTTCTAATTCTACCAGGTTAATTTCTTTTGAGTTTTCTACTACGCAAACTTATATTTTAGAATTTGGAAATTTATATATTCGTTTTTTTAAAGATGGTGGAATAATAACGGAAAGTGATAAAAGTATTTCAGCTATTACAAAAGCCAATCCAGGTGTTGTAACATCTAATTCACATGGATATTCTGACGGTGATTTTGTTATTATAACTGGTGTTGTTGGTATGACCGAAGTAAATGGTAAAACATTTAAGGTTGCTAATAAAACAACAAATACATTTGAGCTGCAAGATGTTGATGGAAATAATGTTAATTCTTCCGGTTATACAACTTATGCTTCTGCTGGAACAATAAATAGAATTTATCAAATTACAACTTCGTATGCGACAGCTGATTTATTTAATCTTAAATTTGCTCAAAGTGCGGACACAATGTATATTGTTCACCCCACTTATAAGCCACAAAAATTAACTAGATCTGCACATACATCCTGGACTATTGGAAACTATGCACCGACAGCTGATCCATTTACTTCAACAAATAATTATCCAAGTTGTGTTGCAATTTATGAAGAGAGATTAGTTTTTGCTAATACTAATACTAATCCACAAAAAATATTTTTTTCTAAATCTGGTGATTTTGAAAATATGACAACTGGCACAAATGCCGATGATGGATTAACTTTTACGATTGGATCTGACCAAGTAAACGCAGTTCGTTATTTATCATCTATGCGAACATTAATTATAGGCACAACTGGTGGTGAATTTACAGCAACAGCTTCAAGCACTTCGGAACCTATAACACCAACGAATATACAAATTAAAAGACAATCGGCTTATGGATCTGCCAATGTCGATGTTATACCAGTTGCAAATGTAACTTTGTTTTTACAAAGAGCAAAAAGAAAATTACGAGAATTAGTGTATGATTATAATGTTGATTCCTATGTTGCACCGGATTTAACTATCCTGGCTGAACACATAACAAAAACTGGAATAACACAATTATCATATCAACAAGAACCAGATAGTATTATTTGGACTACACGAACTGATGGTATTCTTGCTGGACTAACATATCAACGAGTAGAAAATGTTGTTGGTTGGCATCGCCATATTCTTGGTGGAAAATCAGACACAACAAAAAATATTATACAACAATCAAAAAGTTTTACAGCAAATGCAAGTAATGTTTCAACTACTAATAATACGATAACCATTTCCTCCCATGGTTTTACAACTGGTGATGCTGTGTATTATTATGCAGCATCTAATCTTATTGGTGGTTTAAAAACTGATCGCCTTTATTATTTAATTAGTGCAAGTAGTAATACAATTAAACTTGCTGAAACAGCTGCACTTGCTACTGCTGGCACAGCTATTTCTTTAACAACGGCACCTGGTAGCGATACGACACAATATATTTACCAAGGGATTAATGTTGAAAAT